ATATCAATACAACCAAAATTTAAAAATGTTAAATATTTCATCATAATTCCGTAATTTGTAATATTTTATATGGCAACTTTAATCTAGTACTTTCATCAGCAGAACTACCAAGTCTACTTGCTATATCATGTTTATGGTGAACTTTTATAGAAATACATGGATTAGTTACGATATAACCAGACATTTCTGCTATATAAGCTAATGCATTATCTGCTGCTATAGTACCAATATAAAAATTTGCATTTTTTATAAGTGATTTATTTTTCCAAATCCAAACATCCTGTGAATCAGAATAAGAATTTTTAGTATAATGTTTGTGTAAAAACCCATCATTTTCATATTTTGTTAGAGCATAAAAATCAAATAAATTTATATTTTCAGCAAGTTTAATTGAATGATCAAACTCGATATCAGAACAGGCCAATACATTTATACCATCTATAGATTTATCAAAAATTTCCTGATATGTTTTTCTTTCTCCTAGTATAAGTGAACAATTTATTCTAGGTTCATTTTTTTCTGAAAAAATATAAAAATTATCAAAAAATCCAGAATTTATATTTTTATTAATACAATTTATAACTTCAATATTTCTATCTAGATCTGGAGATTCCCAGTATTCTGTATAATAATTAATCATTTATTTAATTCCACCAAGTGTCCGCCTGGACTAATTCCAATAGAAATCATAGATTCTAAAAGATTTGTAGATGCAAAGAGTGGAGACATAAATTGATAATTAATATCATCAATTTCATTAAAAGTTTCTATTAATTTACAATGATCTCCACATTTATATGTTCCGTTTAATATATTTTGTTTTTCTTGCTCACATTTTTCTATCCATTTTTTTATAAATCTTACTACATTTTCATTATAATTAAAATAAATTATTGCTGAGTGTGGTGTTTTGTAATCATGATTTCTTAAAATAAAACCAATATCACATTCATTTAAATTATCAAATTCTTTTGGTAATTTTCTGATATAACAATCAGCATCAATCCATATCAAAGGATTTTTAATTTTATTTAATATATTTAATATTATTTTTGGTTTTTCCATGCAATTTAATAAATATGAATCTATTAATTTTGGCTGTTCTATTATTAGTCTACCACCAAATGATTCTATTTGTGTTTTTAATCTATTTGCACTAGACTCATAATATTTTGACTGATCATAATCATAATAAAATGTTAAAAATGGTGTATTCATTATATTTCCAAAAACTTATTTCCTGGGCTTTGAAATTTAATATTGTTTTCATCAAAACCCATGTTTCTCAATACCTGTTCTTTTGATTCTCCATCAGCTAATCCCATTGTAATTACTGGTTCTCCACCTTGAATTGGTATACCAGGCCAAACACAATAAGCATTTCCTAAAAAAGCCATACGAACACCAGTATTCTCGTTTATCATTTTTATGAATATTTTTAACAAAACTTCATGATCAAATGCAATATTTGCTTGTCGTTCTAATTCTTCACTTGCCTCAATCCAAGCATATATAAATTCATAAGATTTTGGTGTTTGATTCAAATAAATTGGTGATGCTTTTGGCATACCAATAGTTGGATCTTCCTTTGTAGGAACTTTAGGAAATGCCATAGCTAAATCAACTTTATCGTGAAACTCATCAAAAACTTCAAGAGGTTTATGTACAATTGAATCTACATCTAACCAAACAAGTGGTGTTCTTAATTCATTCATCATCTCAAGAATAAATCTAGGTTTTGATAAACAATTAGAACGATAATTTCCCTTTGATGGTTTATGTCTAATAAAGTTTGGTATTGAATGTTCCTCAAGATTTTTTTTCAATCTTGTGGCGTGATCGCTATAATAAGTGCGACCATCTACGTCAGCATAAAAAGAAATCACAGGTGTCTTCATGGTCTAGTATTTATATTTGTTTTATCATGTGATAAAGAATGTCATCTGCATTCTCTAATTTTTTCACACGTTCAAAATTATGTTTAATTGCATCCATCTTACTATAATATAATTCTTCTGTTAATTGTGATGGATCAAATGATGAATCAAGTGTAATTATTCCTTCTGAATTGAAATAATTACCAATATCAGGTGTACCCCAATATACAGGTATTGTTCCAGTTGCAAAACAGTCTGTTATTTTTTCTGTAAAATATGTGGGATACTTATCATTTTCAATGACAATTGAAAACATATATGGATTCAAGGCACTACTTTTATCTCCCCAATATCGTTTCTCATATCCAAATCTTGGTGATCCTAATACACCACCATATAAATCAACTTTATCTTTCCATTTGTCTGCCAAAGCATGACGAACTTGATGACCTATTGTTGCTTGTTTTGGTGATGCTATTAGAGATACTAATTTATTCTTTTCAAATATTTGTTGATCTTCTATCCAAGGAAGGTTACTTCCAGCAAACGAGAAATGTAATTTTTTATTTTTGCTGCAAAATGTCCTATCAGAAAAATAAACAGCATCATAGCTGTCACAAATCCGTTCAAGATGTTTTTCAAATAAATCTTTAGGAAAATTAAATTCATAAAATATCGCCCTTGATTCACAAATCCATGCTATCTTTTTTTCGTTAGGCTTCTTTACGTAATTTATTCCATGTGAAATAGCTGCATCTATAAAAACCTTGATATTGCTATCTTCTTTCGTCCATGAAAATAATTTAGGTTTCTTGTCAGAACAGGAAGACTGATCCGTATTAAACGGTGCTCCAATTGCTTGCATTATATCCATATTAAAAATAACTCACTTTCCTATATGGTATTTAGGAACGAGTTGCCAGTTAACTTTGTCTTTATGTGATACTATTTTAATTCTTGCTAAAGAAAGTTGTGGTGTGCTATATTCTTCAGGATCAACTGCATCACATAAACCCCACTCAATCAATAATTTTACAATAGTATTTCTTCTACCAATATCATCATCAGAAATATCACTCTCTAGATTATCAAGTATAAACATTTCTTTAAAATGCATTATTGCATAACGACCTCGTTTATGCAAAATATGGCAAGACTGAAAAAGTTTATTTTCCTTTTTTGAGGATACGCCTATTCTAGTAAGAGTCTCTTTGATTTTTAAAAAATCTTCTTTTGATTTTAGGGTCACTTCAACACCCAATCCATCAAAAATATCATCATTATTTTCTTCCATTAAATACTCCAAAAATATTAAATATTTATATTATTTAATATTTCCACCAGTATTTAATGCGTTCTTTAGATGATTTATTTGCTCTTTTGTTAGAATTTTGGAGGCTTCTACTGCCTTTTTATCCGAATATCCGTAATATTGCTTAATAATTGAAATATCATCAGAATCAGTTGTCTTTTCCTTATGCCACTTACTAAATCGTTTCTTTTTTCGAATATTCAGAAGATAATAATCATATTGCATCTTTTTACTAATATTATTATAAAAATTCATCATATTTGCCTCAAAAAGAGTATCTGGAAAATATGATAAGGATTTATTAATAATATAAGGAACGTAAATCCTCTCGCAACCAGGATCTACGTTCATTAGATTTTTCTTATTATCATTAATGCTATTGAGAAAATCAAAGATTTCCATTAGATAAACTCACATGTCATCATAAGTTCTACCAAGCAGGCCACCATATTGATCTCCTGATCGCTCACAAATGCAGCCTTGTACTGATACTCCCCAAGAACAATAATGGCTCCAGGAATGCTCATAGGGGCTAGATATGCATTTAGATTATCATAAATCTTTCTAAAAATATCAGTTTCTGACAAATGCACATTTGTTGCAACCCACTTTCGAACATTTGCGAAGTCCTTATTTTTCATAAATGAAATTAGATTCTTGATTTCATTATCAGCAATATTAATAAGAATACCTTCATCAATCTTACCAGAGACAGAATATCGCTGAAGTTCGTTTAGAATTCTACGAAAATCTGGGTAATGTTTCATGATAAGCTTGGCCAAAGCCTTTTTATCACAAATAACATTCTCATTTTTAAGAATATATTCACATCGTTCCAAAATTCCAGCACAGATAGAAGGACGTTCCTCGTTAGAGATTGTAAAATCGATACAAGTACATCGTGAATGAATTGGTTCAATGATTCGTGACTTATAGTTACAAGTCAAAATAAAACGACAATTACTTGAAAATTCTTCAATAGCTCCACGAAGTGCTGGTTGAATACTTTGTGCGTTTGAATAATCAAACTCATCAAGAATAACAACCTTTTTTGAATTTTCAGAAAATGAAACTGTGCTTGCAAATTGTCGAATCTTTGTTCGAAGTGTATCGATGTTTCCATCTTCAGAACAATTAATAAGAATCCAATCTGCATTCAATTCATTACAAAGTGCCTTGGCAACAGTAGTTTTTCCTGTACCAGCAGTACCAGAAAATAGAAGATTTTGTGGTTCTCCTTTAGCAACCATGTCCTTGAAGGTCTTCTTCAAGGACGATGGGAGAATACATTGATCAATGATTTGTGGTCGATATTTTTCGACCCAAAGAAATTCAGTATTATTCATATTATGCAGTATACCGTGAGTTAGGTTCCATTGCAAACCAATAAGAGAGATTCAGATTTTCATTATCAAATTGAACTGCTACGTTCTTGGCAAATGAAATCTCATAATCTCCAGCCAAAAGACGAATATTTTCCATCTTAAAATTAAGTTCAAATTCAGCACCATCAGCATTACCTTCAAGTTCTACCTTGTAGCTATTACTTGTTGGATCCTTAAGATCACAAATGATCGCGTAGATAATACTACCATCACTCTGGAATGAAAGATCTGGAAGTTGCAGAACTGATGAAATTCGCTGAAGTTCATTGAACATACCTTCTTCGATACGAGTCTTTACCGTAACTGGTGGCATATTTACTGACTTCGTTGGATATGTGAGAAGTCGAGGTTCCGAATAATAATAATTTACAACTGAATTATTCGGTCCAATGATCTTTACACTCTTTTCACCAAATTCAAACTGTGGATTACTGAAAAGACTCACAACTCCAAGGAATTTGTTAAGATCCCAGATACCAAATTCGACATCAAAAGTCTCTTCGATAACTGCCTCTCCCATACCACTCTTGGATGGTGTGATTGTCTTGATTACATTCCCAGGCTTTACAAGAATATTTGAATTCATATTTGCAAAGTTCTTGAGAATAGAAAGTGTTGTTTTACTGATTGTAATTGCTGTAGATGTCATATGTACTCATTATAATTAGTTTATTCAAAGTCGTCAAGGTCATCTTCATCAAGATGTTCTAAATTACCGTCAACATAACTTCGAAGTTTATTCTTAAAATCATTACGTTCTGAAGAACGCTCTTTATCTTTGATGCGACGATCAATATTTTTCATTGTTTGCTTGTGAACGCCCTTACCATTACGATCTGTATTTTTCGACATGTTTTCTCCTAAAATTCTACCCAATGAAGTCCATTGATATCGCGGACTCTAGTATATACGATACCAGTTGCGAGATCAAGCCATCTATCTCCTTCGTTAGTTTCAGATGGTTCAACTTCAGCTCTAAAAAATCTAGATGCTACTTCTAATTCTTTCCAATTTGTAG